ACTTTTATCGTTGGCAATGATGCTCCGTATATTGTAATTGATACGTCTTTTACAACTTCTGTAATCTCGTAACTAACAACTCCAATAATGATTGGGAACTTTTCCTGCAACCACATTGTATCGTCAGTTGTTAAAGTGTATGAGTTATCTCCATTATTAATTATTGCTTTAGCTGTAAACTGTAAATCAATACCTTCAACTACTTCACGAATAATATCTACCGTTTCCATTTTTACAAAGAACTAATTAATCTTTTATTCACCCCCTTAAATTCGGGATAGTCTGAACTATTAATCAAAATGTATTCTTGAATTGATCTAAATGTATCTACTGACTTATTGTACATCTTGTATGCAAGGTCATTTTGAGCGTTTAGGCTTATCTCGTTTACATTGGCTACTACTCCTGTGTTCGTGTGTTGGTGCTGTGTTCCTGCTACATATTCGTACCAAATAAAACCTAACAACATTTTCTTCATGCCGTCAGAATGAAGCAATCCAAAGTTTTCGTCTGAATTTATTTCATTAAATATGGTCAAATACTTTGTTGTTACTGGAAAATAAGAAGTAACATCGCTTTCAAATAACGTAAATAATTCAGCACCTAACAATTCACGCAAATACTTCTTCTCATACTCTAAAATGTAAGGAGTGATTTTATCGCTAATCGACAATGATAAGCCATAGAAGTCAACGAAATCACCCTTTACAATTAGTAGTCCCATTATTTTTTATTACCTAAGAAATAACCTTTTAAAGTACAAACCATCGTTCCACTACCTGTATAACTCAATCTGTAATACTGAAACGGTGAGCCGATAACTGTAAATATTTTTGTCGAAGTAGTTACGTCTGTTACTGTTAAAGTAGCTGTATCATCCACTTTATAAGGCTCTTGACCTGTTACATCAAATAAATAGTTAGTAGGTACTGTTACAAAATTAGTCCCATCTAAAGAGCCTTGAAGTGTTACCGTTCCTGCCGCTGTACCTGACACTTTAGTTACCACCGCTTGTATGCTTATATCATCATACCATGCCCTTGATCTTTTTGTGCAATATCCTGTTGCTGTATTTGTAACAGTAGATGTCGCAACAGATGATACATTTAACATAGCTACTGACGTATGCTTTCCACTTGAAGGATTACCTAACATATAACCATATACACGCGATGTTTGAGTTCCGTTACCGTCAAAGTTTATTTTGTACCATAAATAACTTGACCCTTCAATTACCCATGTTTTTGTATTTGTTGTAACATTTGTACATGATAAGTCATCGCTGTTTAAAGCTACGAAATTAGTCCCATCTACAGAACCTGTTACCGTTACTGTTACCGTTCCTACGTTGCCAGTTAGCTTAGTTAAAACGGCTTGTAATGTTACTGTATTAAAAGTACCTAATACATTTACAAGTACATAGTCATTTCCGCTATCTGTAATTGTATCACCACTACCGGTCATCGTAATAACTGAATTTTGAGCAAATACGCATGAAGTCAATAAGACCATCAATGCGAAAATTATAGTTTTTTTCATATTTATTTTAGTTTTGCTGCACCTTTTTTAATTAGGACTTTTGCAAGTTTCCCGATAATATTAAATTCTTTTTCCTCTTTCATCCCGTGAGTTCCGCAACCTATGACAGTTACATTCTCAAAATCGTTAAAGTCTAAGGACTCAATTATTACTTCGCTTACTTGCACGTCTTCTTTTGGTGCAATGTTATTTTTTTTTGCCATTTGTTTTTAGTTTAAGCACCCGACATTTCATCGGGTGCTATTTTATTATACAAGTAATAACGCTGCTTTTGCAGTTGTGAAGTCCCCAGTAACAAACGCTTTAACGTGTTGTGATTTTACATAAATACACAATCTCATCTCAGCAAGGATGGTTACTAAATTTTTAGTGAAATCGTCATTTTCATAACCGATATTCAAATTTATACCTTCTCTTACTCTTAAGTTTGCTTTTGAGGCATCCATAACCAAGAAGTTATCAACTGTCATTCTTGAGTTAGACACTACCGGTACTTCAAGTACATTAGTGGTACCTGGCAATGTGATTGGAAATACATATTGTCCGTCTGAATCTTTTGTTAATCGCATTGCTGCAACGTCGATAGGATTCATTACAATAACATTTGCCATAAAACCAGCAGGCTCACCGCTTACAACCTCTGCCGCTTGAATTTCAACCATTGCAGCAACTAATACATCGAAGTTATTAGCTTGTGGAATAGTTGATACTAAAGAGCCCCCTGTAAATGATTGTGCGATCGTAAGGATACCGTTTAGGTTTTGTCCTGTGTTATCACCACTTAACAATTGGCTGTCTGCTTTTAGTTTTACCAAAGTCAAAAGTTCGTTGTTTATCTCCCCTGCAAGTGCAGGAATATCATCCAATGATTCTTTAGACGTTTTGATGTAAGATGTAATTTTTCTTACTGTTGCTTTTGCTTCAACTAAGTCGAAATCGGCTTGAGTTTTTGCTGCACCTTCCGCGGTCATTCCTGCTCCACCATCAGGGTTTTTCATCTCAGCGTAAGAAACAGTACTACCTGTTGTTCCTACTGCATTGAACAAGTCCATAAAGAATGGTTGTGAACGTGGAACGGGTGTGATACCTGTCTCAAAATCGTTTAGCAACATAGAAAGACCGCCTGTACCAACAGCGGTAACATTTCCAGTTCCCATTGTTGTTGCAGATTTGATAGTAATATTAATATCGCTACCCTTTTTCTCTTTCAAAGTTTGTAACGCTTCTTTTTGAGAAACTAAACTATCAGAGATTTGTTTTTTTACTGATTTGTATTCAGTAGCAGTTGCACCTACTTCTTTCAATGCTTTTAATTCACCTGCGATGCGTACAATTTCTGCACTTACAACTTCTGATTTATCAGTTGCTTTTAATTCAGCAAGCTCATTTTTCAATGATTCTAAAGCTGTTTTATTAGCTTCATTTGATTTTTCGATTGCAGCTGTTACATCTTTTGATGCTGATTCCAGTGCTGCTTTTAATTCTTTTTCTTCCATGTTATTTTATAAATTTAAAATTGTTAATTATTTCTTTTGCTGCTTGAGTGTTGATAAACAACGGCTCTATTTTTGTTTGAGTATCTTTCGATGGCTCTTGTTTTTCTTCTACTGATATTGTTGGCGTTACTTTATTACTACCCATTACTACTGCGCTACCTTCTACTATCTTCGCTTCTGTAACAGCCCAAAAATAACCTTGTTCTACTGCATCTTTTTGATTTACAACTTCACTAATATACTTTTCCCAAACAGAATATTCTGCAGGATAAGATTTATCGTTAATTGCCATATCTATTTTCACATACTGCATCCCGACTGAATGGTTCTTAACATATCCTTTAAGATATTGCTCAAACATAAACGGGTTGCGTTCTTTTGTTAAAGTAGAATCAAATACTAATGCTTGTGTCTTACCTACTTTGTTATATCCTAAATCACTCCAGTTCATATCAACGGCACTTGCTTTAACGCTATCACTTATAATAGTAGCAAACGACATCTTATGCTCTTGTAACAAATAAATGTTTTTATTCTCTTTTAATGTTTTATTCCAAAGACCTGAGATATGTACGTCATCATGACTATCCATTAATCCAGTAGTATTAATTACTGACTTGACACGTAACTTATCACCTGTATAAGTAGATGGGTCAGTAATCGCTTTTGTCGCATCTTCTTTATCGAAACGCTCAATATCAAATAAAACAGCATCCGATTGCTTTACCGAATATTTCTTTTCAGCAATTAAAGCATATTTGTTTTCGATTAAGAAATCAAACAATTCTTTTTTACTTTCAAATGATGGAATACTTTTCATTTTACAACTACTTTATTATCCTTAATCGCTTTTTTCTTTTGCAAATCTTTTTTAAGTATTGCATCAAAATCAACTTTTATTTCTTTTTCTTTGCTCATTTTGTAAACAAAAAAAGCCCCAAACTACCTACGTTAATAGGTGTTTAGAGCTTCTTTAAGTAATTATTTAATCCGTTCGCCATGATTTTGTTGTGTACATCTTCATACACTTTCTACAAAATTACAAAATACTTTTTACATAAATGCAAATTATTTTTACTAATTTTGTAAAATAACTTAAAATCGGTGAAGATGCCGATACCCTTCTATAATGGAAAGTAATAATCTTTTAAGCCGTTTAGGCTCATGGTTAGGCTTTGGAAAAGCTGCCGAAAAACAATTTTACACAGTAAGAGTTGAGGAAGTAGGTAAAAAGGGAGCTGTATATCTTGATACCGATATCCCTTATAAATTGTACAACGAAATTCCAGAACTTAACCAAGTAGTAAATAAAAAGGCTGATATGTATTCAAACGGTCGTTTTAAACTCGTTTCCGTTGCCGATGGTAAGGAGGTTACAATGGATAAGGAATTATATAAGCTACTTGAAAATCCAAACATATTGCAGCCTCAAAATAAATGGCTAAAACAACGCAGCCAACATCTTGACATTTATGGTAATATTTTTACTTACAAAAATAAACCTTCGATATTGTCTAAATATCCCAGTGCTTTGCAAAATATTTCGCCTCGATATATTAATCCTATTTTAACAGGAAAAGTTTACGACCAAATATCTATCGAAGGTATCGTAAAAAATTACGAATATAAAGAGCAAGGGACATCAAAGACATTTGAGACAAAGGACGTTATTTGGTCTAAGATTGATGACCTCGATAATCCTGTAATCGGTTGCTCTCCTTTAAAATCATTGCAATTCCCCTTATCTAATACACGTTTAGCGTATGATTACTTAAATATTATATCGGGCGAGCTTGGAGCATTGGGAACGGTAAAAGTAAAGAGTAAAGATGGTGTAGGTTCGTTGCCACTAACACCTGAAAGAAAGTTAGATATATCAAAGCAATACTCAAATGATTACGGTGTTGGTGACGGTAAGGCCCGAATAAGAGTAACAGACGAAGATAGCGCATGGACACCAACGTCATACCCAACTGCTCAATTATTATTGATTGAACAAATAGACGCCAATAAGCTCACTATATGCGACCATTTCGGACTTAATATAAATATATTTAGTTCAAAGAATCAAACGTATGAGAATGTGAAAAACGCATTGATACAATGCTATACAGATACTATCATACCTTTTGCTGAGTCTGAATGTCAGGTATTAACAAAAGAACTTGGAATAGACCCTCGATATAAATTGAAATTAGATTACAGTCATATCGCTATCTTGCAACCGAATGAGTTAAATGACGCTAACCTGTTGACCGTTCAATTAAATAGCGTTAAAGATGCTGTTGCAAATGGATTGCTTACAGTAGACCAAGCGAAAAGTATTTATAAAAATAGTTTTGGATTGCTGTTTTAAGTGCGAAT